TTCCCGTAAAATTATTAATTAAGAACTCGGTCGATTCTTGAACTGGCGCAATCGTGACTGCCGACACTTCTATGGCTGCTCCCGAATCTGGGGCGGCACTGAAAGTTAAGACGTTATTGCTGATCGAATACGAGGTCTTGTTCTGGTACACGCCATCGATGAAGGCCACCGTACTGTTTTCAGAGGGCGCACTCGATAATGTAAATGCTGTAGTAGATCCGTCTCCAGTGAAGGAATTCAATTTTAGCTCCGCTGTCGAGCTAGAAATTGTTCCGTCTGCTGCGATAGCAATGTTCGAGCCAGCGGTCAAAGCCCCTACAACATTCGCGGTATCTGTGACATTAGCTGACGCTTCAATGGCATTCAGCTTGGAGTGATCCGAATCCGTAAATACATTGCTATCTGAAGCCGATTCAACCAGCGCACGGATCTCTGCACTACTCTGATCGCCGGTCGCTGATGCTTCAATGCCATCCAGTTTATCGTGATCAGAAGTAGTGAAATCATTGCTCGACGTAGCATCGTTAAGAGCCGCAGCATTCAGCCGAAGCTCGGCTCTATCAGCCGATGAGAACGCAGTACCAGATGTACCGTCTTGGCCGCGTGTCACGGTTAACGTATTCCCGCTTCGTGCCGTAACCTTAACAATCTCTCGCTTGCTGTTCGCTACGTCTTCTAGGGTGACGTAAAAATAGTTACTGCCCGACAAGGCTGGGAACAAAGAACCATCCGCTACTACTATTGACGTAGCGGAGCTGTTTATGCCAGACGAAAGAGTCGTGGCGGCATTATTACTAAATAGAACAGGCATTTAATTCCCCAGTAAAAAATTATTTAGGATGCTGTGACCTGCCAGACAATACTCATGCTGTCTGAGGCACCCTTATTGACTGTGCTGAAAACCGTGCGGCATAACATCGTTCCACCTGATGAGGCATTTAGGGTTCCTGCCTCGGTTAATGCTGCGGTGCCAGTGCCTGCTGGGAAAGTGGCGCTATAAGTAATCACAGCCCCAGATACAGCGGTAGAAGTGAGTGCTACACGCGCAGACTCCGCGCCAAGCGCTGTATTGCCAGCCGCAGCGGCGGTGGCATCGGTGCCGACTGCCATATGGCTCATAGCGCCAGCCGTGGTGTCTTTCATCCTGCTAGCTACATAACCTTTACCGGCTGTAACGACGAGGTTTGGAATGTCACGTACTACTTCATTATTTAATAAAACTTTGACATGACCCGTGAGCTTGAGTTCTGAATTAATCATCTCGGTGTTCCTATCTGTTTAATGTGAATGTATTTAGGGTTGACGCGTTTAGAACAGAGTTATTGCCTAAAATCATCGTAAAAGTAAAATTGTCCGAAAAACTAAATACGTTAGCTTTTGTCTCGCTAAACCCCAGCCCACTGCTGAGAGAGTCATCCAGCGCAAAAGCATCAGTAAAGCTGCGAGTAAAAATAGTAGGCCGACTAAACAAATCGGTCACTGAAACTGTGTCTACCTTACTTAAATTGACAGTCAAAACTTGCGTGTCAGCAAAAGATATAGAATCACTCTTGTTGGCTTGATACTCGATCAAAGCGGCTTCAGCGAAAGATAGTGTTTCAGATAATTCTTTACTGACTGTCAGTACGGCTACATCTGTAATATTAGTAGAGTCAGTAAAGTCTCGGACAAATTGTACAATTAGCTCGGCTGAATCACTTACTGCTACGGCATCAGCTAACTGCTTCTGCAAGTCAAAAGACTGCGCGTCTGTAAATCCAATACTGTCTAGCGACACTTTCGTAAACGACATCGAGCTGATATCAGAAAAAGCTAACGGGTCTTGCGGGAATTGGTTTAAAGAGTATGCGTCGAGTAATATATCGGTAGCCGCGACAGACTGGCAGTTAATCTCGCTCGCCAGTATCCTACAGGCAGTCTCTGCCGACAGACGGATATAGGTGACGTTGGTCTTAGCTGCCATCAGTCAAAGTCACTTCTGACCTTAATCTTGATTAGGTCATAAACAGTTTGGATACCGCCTGAGGCAAATGTAATTTCAATCTCGCCTTCGAATGTGCCTGCTGTCGTTAAGGTTCCCGAAGGAAAATTAGTTGTACATTTCCCGTTCGTAGCGTCCGTAACGGCGCAGGTTAAGGTTGATGAGACAGTAGTCCCGCCTAATATCCGAAGACGAAGCTTAACAGTCGCACCCGCAATGTTTATGGGTTGCCATGTTTCGCTATCGTCGGCATCTAGGATTTTACCCGATGCGGCTGCGTTGCTATCCTTTAGCGAAAAAGTTAACTCAGGAAGCGTATCGCCTGACACCAAGTTCAGTGTTTTAGAGTATGCCATTAAATAAATTCCCTCGATTTTGCGGTTAGGGAGCCACCAGAAAACCCGTACTTCACCTGCCGAATAGTTCTACCTATAGACTTTTCAAAAAGGTCTCTATTAGTCGCAGCAAGGCTAAGGTTCCCAAATGGTTGTCCAGCCATCATTTGCAACCTAAACAAAGCCCCATGAGAAATCGCCTCTCTATACTCTTTACCGATAGTGTCTGGAATACTGGTACTCGTAGACGATGGTTTGAGAGAATAGAGAACCCGATAGGATGCTGTTGTAGCTGGAATGGGAGCTAGATAAAATTGGGTATTGTCTCGCTGGGCGTAATATTGTGGTGTGCCTGTTGTAGATTCATTACCTAACGCCCCAAGTAATACACTGTATGACACAGGCTTTAGCTTCGTCGTGTTATTAAATATATCTAAGATATGATTTAACTCTGATCCGGCATCAATAGACAGGTCATACTCATTTACATTTTGTACAATGGTTACAAACTCAGGCTCCGCAACATACACATCAGTTCGTGTACAAAAATCCACAGCCGAATCTCGGACAGCCCGTTCAATCATATAGTCGGGACAGCCCTGTACCTCTGGGCGAATAAATTGCGAAAAGTCTGCGTACTTCATTAGCTGGCCCCATTATTCGCTGGGAATGGGGTAGCCGCACCATCAGCCTGAGTTTTAATTCCAAGCGCAGTGGTAAAGCTTTGGTAGTGCATCATGGCTCTTTGTGCATTGCCTGCAAACTCAGAGTCTTTCTGATATGAGCGATAAAGAATATAGTCTAGCAAGCAGTTAGAGTAGACATCATCTAACGCGATCACAGTTGTGTCTGAGCTAAAGTCTGAGATAGCAATGTCAGTCGGAGACGAGCTAAATACAATCTCAATAGAATGCGTCCCGCTGACCGCTTTTGGATACACATAAAACGTCTTTGGGTCTACTGGGTCATAGATAAAATGCTCTATCTTATTTGTGCCTGCAATTGTTTCATGCCAGTTCGGCAGGGTCTCATCAAGTATTCTGCGCTGGAGCTGAGTAATTGATCGGCCACCAACATTCCGCACTATCTCAGTGAGCCGTAGTGCAGCGGCTGGCAACGTCTGCTTGCTACCAGTAGCGCAGGCAAAGGTGGTGTTAACCATGCTTGCGTCAGGACGGTGCAGTACGACTTCTTTCTGAGCGTCATTAAAGAATTTAAGAAGCTCTGCGTTTGGAAACCGAACATTGGTATTATCTTGAAGGATAATGCCTGCCCGATCTAAAATGTCTATTACCTTCGTAGTTGCCACCCTAGCTCTCCCACTCAATTACCATAAGATCGCTGTTGCCAGCGAATAATTCGTTGTAGTCAAAAATATTACCAGTGATGACGTTCTTCACCTTTAGCGGGACGGGAGCTTTTACTTCTGGCGTAGGATTTTCATCCTCATGCTCAAGCCGCTCTACCTGATCTTTTAGCTGCGCTAATGTCAGTCTACGGTCTAGCTTTTTACCGAACCGAGATTGAGCATCGTCAAACAGCTCATCTTTTTTGGTTTTAGTTTCCGTCATCAAGTTGTCTCTATTAAAAAAAAGGGGGAGTTGCCTCCCCCAAATGGTTTGCTAACTTAGTTCCACTTACCAACTACTAGTGCATCTGGAGTTACGACCTTAGAGCCGAATACTTTCAGACCGCGCACTTGATCACCAAAGGTGCTTTCCATGCGGACAGTTTCAGTGTTAGTGAACTGTGACGCGAAGGACATTCCTTTTGGGTGGCCTGCGAGAACGTGGGTATAACCTGCATCAGAACCAGAAGCGGGCTTGTAAAGCATGTTTGACTGATAGACATTAAAGCGGTCTACCATGCCAACTTTGCCGTTACGTAGCGGTGAAGTGCTATCACCTGTCAAGTAGGCTTGACGAAGCTCAGATTGCTTGAGCAAACTAATTTGCGCGGGGTTAAGGACAATAAAGCGCCCTTCTTCTGGGATGTTTAGCGTATCCAAAGAAGTAGCAATAGCTAGGATATTGGCAAGTATATTGGCAGCAGTAATAGTAGTCTGTGAGCCAATAGTAGTAGCGCCAGTTACCGAAGCGGCAAGAACGTCTGTCTCGACTGCAATACGCATACCCTCAGAAGCATCACTAGACGCGCCTTCGAGCATGTTAATGTCGGCCTGAGCAGCAAGTACATCGTCAATTTTAAAAGAGTAGTACTTTGCTTTATCGATTAACATTTCTACTTTTGCAGTAGTCAGTTCTTGAGTCGTAATGGTTCCTGCATAGTTATTGATGGTGACAGCAGGAACTGTACGGATTGTTACCTTCTCGCCCTGACCGGAGATTTCACCCTCATAATCAGTGTTAGAGATAGCAGGCAAGATAGACTTCTTGTAAAACTTAGCTTGTAAAAGCTTACTAAATACCTCAGGTATAAAGTTTACTTCAGAGGTAGTACCAGTTGAAAACTGTGAAAAAGACATAATATATTCTCATATAAGTCTCTCCAGCAAGTCCGTGTTTGAGAAAATTTTAGCGGCGAATCTTTCCACCTGCCATCGACTGCATGATTTCTGCTTGATGCTGTTCAAATACTTCGTTTGGCATCCGCATAATCTCGTCAACAGACCAGCTTTTAGTTCCACCCTTTAATTTAGGTTTTTGAGATTTAGGCATCTTCGGTTCTGCAACCGCTTTTGCTTTCTCAAGCGCCCGCTCTTGCGGTGTACTCTGGCTAACACCCATGTCAGCTTTAAACTTGTTTAGAACATTATTCACATCGTTAGATGATCCTGCCTGAATCCACTGCTTTGTTTGGTAATCTTGATCCTCTAACCAGTTGAGCCAATCAGCAGAATCTATAATAGTCTCTACGTCAGAATGCTCTTCTTTAATCCGATCAAAATGCGCCTCGGCAGCTTTATCAGTTATCTCATCTTCTTTGCGTTGTTCTTGTGCAGCTAAAGCATCTCGCTGGGCCTTAACCTCATCTTGTGTGCGCTTCAGTTCATCGAGCAGTGGGCTGGCGAGATCGGGATAATCCTCTCTCAACTGCTCCAACTTGCTGTCATCTTTCTGTTGCTCACCAATCTGGGCTTTTAACTCCGCAAGGCCTTTGAGCAGGTCGGCATTTTGCCGCTTCAAGTCAGCCGCTTCTTGCGTAGCTTTCGTCATTCTTGACTGTGCGCCTTTCATTGCTTTCTCAGCCTTTTGCAAGGCTAACGACATATCTTCAGGTTCACCGCTGACACCTTCCTGATTATCGTCCTCTTCTGCTATCGTCTCAGCCGTGTCCGTTGGATCGGGGGCTTCTACTGGCAAAGCTTCTTGTACTTCAGGAGTATCCTCTGCCACCATATCTGGCTGCGGGGTTCCTTCTTTACCTTTAGTCATTTGCTCGTACAACTCTTTAGCTTCTGCTTCTAGGCGATCTGGGTCATTTCTTGACATTATTTGTTCCTTCGGGTCGATTGCTCGATGTCCGTCACTCTATGGCGGTTGTCCGTTTCGGGTTCCGCATGTTGTCTAAATGCGCTTTCGCGCTGGATTCAAGGTCAAGCAAAAACCGTAACTCTAGGATACGACCCTGCTCAAACTTAAAATTCTTCTCATCTGCCTGCTCCAATCTGAGCTGGGCATCAGCTAAACGGTTCTTAAAAAGCTCTTTGAGGAGGGGCCATTCCGTTCCCACCTTGAGCCGGAGAACCGCCTGCGACTGCTCCTTGCTGCATTTGAGCTTCGAGAGCGAGTTGCTGTTGCTGCTGTTGCTGTAATTGTTGTTGCTCAAGGGCTAATTGCTCGTCAGATTTAACTAATTCGTCAGGATCCATATCCATGCTTGTCGCTATATCGCGGAGCAACTGGTTACGATCTACTAGTTCCGCATCCATCGGATTTGAAACCAGTGACAAGAACTGCAATAGGCGTTGGCTTTGTACTTCTTTCTGAACAAGTGCCGTACTTCCGCGAGCCACAATGCGGAGATCGCCTTTAGATTTCTCGTTGACACCAAACTCCATGTTCCAGTGAAAGATACTCTTTACCATTGGCTCAATAAGGTAGTCATCGATATTCTTAATGGTGGACTTGAGTGCAACATTAGCTGCCCCCATCAACATCGACATGCCTGTAGCGGTCTTGTTGATTCCACCTGTTTGCTCACCGTGGGTATAGCTCGGCAAGCTGGTTGTTTCGTCTGCAAAACGTCTAAAGATCTCAACGATCTGGTTTAGGCCGTTCGAATTTGCAACTGGCTGATACCATCTAACCATCGGCATTGAGCCATCACCGCCCTCTCGCAAAAATACGCGCCACGGATGGATGTCAGTCGGATCTTCTCCAGCCGCTAGAAGGTCAGTATTAATCTCGACCATCGGCGCTGAAGACATGGCTAGGTTGTCTAGCCAAATTCTGGTTGCTGCGTTCATGGTTCCCTGAGAGTCTCGCATCATTCGTGGTACGCCTGTACCCCAGAACTGGTGAGGGCTGCGCTCGTATGGGAAAATATGGTATGGAATATCATACCCAGCAATCGGGTTTAGCATGACTTTTATGACTTTGCCGGAACACATCCATACGCAGGCATTGAAGTCTGCTGATAGATCGTCACCTTTTGGCATATCTACGCCATGCTCTTGAAGCTCGTATCCGTCTACGCAACCCCAGTATTCAAGTACTTCAAATCGGTTAGATTCAGAATGCTCGTTAATCCCAGCGATACGTCTGCGAGTACGTTCGTGATCTTCTTCGACATGGTTGCCTGCACGATTAGTCTTTAAAAGATACTTGACCATCGGGCCGTCGAACTGCGGTAAATCGGCAAGCTCACGAAACTGTCTGCGCGTTAAAACATGTCTCCGAAAGAGTCCATCACATTCCGCTAAAGACGAACAGTAAGGATCTGGATATAGGTCAAAGATGGATACGCTTTCAACTTCAGGCACAGCCTGTTCGATGATAGACAAAGCGTACCCTTCCTCACCAGTTTCAGGGTCAATCATCTTTCCATATGATTGCTTCTTGTCAATGCGTACAGTTCCCGCCTTGCAAGCACCCGAACCAAAAATACAGGCTTCTAAAATACTTTCTTTAAGTTTTTGCTCTGCGTTTGCTTCAATCAATTGATCTAGAATATCTAGTGTCATTGATTCAGCAGCGTCATCGGCAACTCTTTTTTCGGCCTTCTTTAACTCTGATTCGAGTTCTTTCATCCGCGCCATGACTAGGTCTTGATTCATGTTGGGATCGAGCTGTTGAGATGCGGCCATGACCTGCTCAGTCGCTTGCTGGCGCATCTGCATTGCTTGCATTGGATCTAATTCGGGGATTGGTGTTGAGTTGGCTGAGAAGAACGAATCGCCATGCTGAAATAGCAGGTCAATGATTCGGCTATACGCTGCCATGACTTTTGTGCGGGTCAGGCCTACGAACACTTTGGATCTCGCGCCAGACTCATTTAGTCGGGCAAGAATGTCAGGCTCATAGATACCTTGATACTGGCGCAAATCTTTAAGCCACTCGTTTTCAGTTTCTTTACGAGCGTCTTTATATTCTTGAAATGTGCCGGACAGACGAGCGCCCAGACTTTGCATGCTTTGATCTTGCACACCGTCTGAAGCTTGTTCGGGTTTCTCTTTAATGTTTTCAGATATCATTAATAGCCTGCCACGGGGTCGAGCGCGTTGTAGCG